TCGTCTGTTCCAAGATGTTATCAATGACAAAAGAGAGCGGACAGCCCCGGAGGACCGTCCGCAGGAGTTAATCGCCGGACATCGGTATTTTGGGATAGAGGGTTAACTCGAAATCATCGGGAGCGTTATTCCAACGACCGTTTTTGGTTTTGAGATAGACAACCTTTTCCAACACCTCTTTGAGCATATCGTTTTTTGCTTTTGGCGTTGGTAACTCGTCGTAGACTTCGAGCAGCCGCTCAACCTTTGGGATAATCTGTTTACGACCCTCCTCGCGCGACTTGTCGGCGACGATGTCAGCACCGAGGGCCAAACGCTCCTCCTCATTCTTGGTTATACGCTCGGACAGAACGCGGGACCGTTCAAGGAACTGCTCTGTCGTATATATACCCTGTTCGAGGAGGTCGTGAGTATTATCTAACTGCTTTTTGAGGGTATTGTATTCAGAGGACAAACGCCGGAGGGCTTTCTCTTTCATAGCCACGACAGAGGCCGCTCGGCTTTCCTCTCCGCCTGTTTCCCATTGTAGGCGGTAATCGGATAGCCAATCAGAAAGAGCCTCCAAAATACGCCTCTCGACGAAATGCAGGGCGCAGCTGATGTTATCACAGGCGGTATCGGCACACATAAGGGTATCGGGATATTTGCCCGAATACGGCCGGCGGGACATACGGTGTCCGCATTTGGCACAAACAACAATACCCGCAAGAGGATTTTTTACCGTCCCACGTTCACCGACCGGGCGCGGAGGGTTGCTTGACATTAACTCCTGCGCCGTGTTGAAAACATCAATATCGACAAGCGGAGGGTGAAGCCCCTCGGCGACGGTGCATTTCTCTATTGAATTTCGGGGACGCTCGACGACGACACGCCCCTCCACCATTTTCTTGACATCGCACCTCCAATTCCAACGGACCTTACCAATATAGACCGGGTTTATAAGAATATCCCGAACCGTAGCAGTAGCCCAATGTTCGCTCTTGCGAGGCGGTATTTTAAGAGAATTGAGGCGGCGGACGATGAGCGACACACCGAGGCGGCGGAATGAGCCGTCGGGCTGTTCTTCGCCCCGCGTATATAAATCAAAAATCATACGAACGACATCAGCCTCCGCCGGGAACGGCTCTAATGTATAACCTTTGTCGCCTTTAATCTTTACGCGCTCGTAGCCGTAGGGCGACTGACTGCCGACATACTTGCCCTCTTTGACAGAGGCAAGGCGGCCGCGCTGTAAACGGCGGTTTATAGTCTTGTATTCGCGCCGGGACATAAACAGACCGAACTCGAAATATTCCTCGTCAAACTCGTTGTTTGGGTCATAGTCTTTTATAGGGGTTATGATTTTGGTATCGGAGAATTTGAAAGTCTGTGCGACTATTCCCTGGTCCACAGTATCGCCACGGGCAAGACGCTCGACCTCCATAACGAGAACACCGGTCCACACGCCCTGCTCGACCTCCGAGAGGAGTTGTTGCATAACGGGACGCGCAGCGATAGTTTCGCCCGAAACGATTTCACGGTATATTTGAGTAATATCCAAATGCCGACGCTTTGCGAGGTCAAGCAGAGTGTTTATATGGCGGGAGAGGGTTTCGCCCTCACCGCGAGCCTCCGCCTCTGCGTCAGCGCGGGATTTACGAACATATAGACAATATGGCATAAAAGCACCTCCTAACAGAAAAACCGCCCCGCCCCGGAGGAGCGGAACGGCGGTCAATCCTTTTTGTAATATTCGCCCCAATCGACATAGATTATGTTGCCTTCTTTTCGGAGAATGCGAGGTCGTCTTTTTTAACCTCAAACGCAGTATCTATGTCTGCTTGCAACAATTTATCAAGCAGAGCAGCAACATCATTTTTCAAAGTGTTCTGCAGGGCCATAAGGTTAGACAGGAGGAGCGGGTCGGTAACTTGTCCGTCGCAGCTGTCAACGGCTTTTCGGATTTCTGCGCGGTTTGATTGAAGAACGGAGAACAATTCGCCATAAAGAGCCAAACGCTCCTCGCTGTGTTTTACCATATCCTTATGTAGGAGGAGGTAAAAATCGTCGTATATTTTTGCCACGCGCATACGGAGCAGGACGGGCAGAGCGTCGTAGTGCTTTTTGAAATTTATGGAGTCGTTTACAAAAACGACGTCGCTGTGGGTGCGACTATCCTCTACACCGAGGAGGTAATCAACGGACACGCCGAAAAACTGCGCCAAAGAGCAAAGCATTTCGTAGTCCGGCTCTTTACCCTCTGTTTCGTACCCGGAAACGGTTGAACGGGTTTTATGGATAGCCTTTGCTAAATCCGCCTGTGTCATATCTCGCTCTTTACGGAGAGCGATGAGCCGTTGTGAAAAAATCTTCATAAAGGAAACCCACCTTTCAATCTTAATAATTATAGCACAAATGCCCCGTTTTGTGTTCAAATGCCCCTAAAATCGGCAATTTGAAAAAATTTTTGAAAAATTTTCCGAAAAAACTTGACTTTGCCCCTAAAAGGGGCTATAATATAGTTACAGTCAGTCAAAACGACCCAAAACGAAACCCGAAAGGAGGAAAAACAAATGCGAGTTAAACTCGTCAAGCTGCGCGAGGGACGCGGCTACACACAGGAAACATTCTCAAAAGCCGTTGGTATTTCCCGCTCCCACTACTCGCAGATTGAAACGGGAGAGAAAGAGCCGTCCCTCAAAGTTGGTATGAAAATCAAGCGCGTTCTTGATTACCACTACGACGATATTTTTTTTAATCACAAATGCCCCGTTTCGGGACAAAAGAGATAAAGCACGACACAGAAAGCGGCATATCTCTTTGCTACACCATTATTTTACTGCGAAAGGAGCGATAAATAAATGCCTAAAACAGCGACGAAAGCCGCTAACAATGTCTTTTATAAAGCACGAATGGAGGCCTCATCGTGGAACGACTCTTTGAAATCGAGAGAGGGCGCAGCCGAAGAAACAGGCGTTGACCGCACCCGACTCGCCTACATAGAACTCGGAACGATAAACCCCCACCCGGAGGAGGTGCTGATACTTTCGGAAACCTATAACGCCCCGGAACTTTGCAATCACTACTGCTCAAAGATGTGTCCGCTCGGCGTTAAGACGGTAAACGAGGTGGAGGTACAGGAACTCGAAAAAATGGTGCTTCAACTGTTGTCTTCTTTTCAGAGCCTACCCGAAATCAAAGTGGAACTGATAAACATAGCGGCGGACGGAGTTATCGACGGGACGGAGAGGGACCGTATGGAGGATATTCTGCAAAGCCTTGACCGAGCGGCAGACAAAATCCAAGCCCTCAAAATCTACTTTATGAAGCAATACGGTCATAGGACAAAGTAAAACCCTAATAAAATCAAGAGGAGGTGTATGTATGGTTGCAACAGGAAATGTGGTTAAGGATTTTAACATCGGAAAAACCCGCGTGAGGATTTGCGACGATTACTGTCGGGATAAAACAAAACAGGACATCGAAGAAATTTTACGGCGCATAGCCCGGAACGCAATAGGTCCTCTGACCGTTGCGGCCAACAGCAGTTATGAGCAAAAAAAGACTTGAAAAAGAAAGAAACAGATTTCAAATCGCAGGGACGGTATTTTGGGCGTTTGTAATGGTGGTAGTGCTTATCATCGGATTTGCGGTGAACGCGGAGAGCCTTGACAAAGGGACCGTAGTAAAAGAACAGCAATTCTACATACAAGTTACCCCGGAGCAAACGACCGAAAACACAGGCAGAGCCGAAACCTCGTTTATACCTACGGCGACCGTCGTAGAAACAAAGACGGACAAGCCTATGCCTCTGTATTACGACATTCCGTTATCAGAGGAACTGCAAGACTACATTTTTTCAATCACAGCAGAATACGGCGTACCGTGCGACGTTGTTATTTCAATCATCAACCGCGAAACCAATTACAGAGCCAATGCGACCGGGGCCGCAGGAGAGCGCGGATATATGCAGATACACCCTATCAATTTTGAGTGGCTCACAGACGAACTCGGAATTACAGATTTTTACGACCCGGAACAAAACATTCTTTGCGGAGTGTATATGCTGTCCCGCCTCTATGATAAATACGACACGACGACCGAGGTGCTGATGTGCTACAACTGCGGAGAAGCAGGAGCAAAAAGGTTATGGGCGCAGGGCGTTACATCGACCGAATATTCGAGAGCGATTACAGACTACGCCGAAACACTTGAATTTACAGGAGGTAATTTTCAATGAAATTGACGGACAGGCTTATTTTATTCGCCTTTATGATTTTGGCGGGCGTGTTGGTAGGAGGAGTTGTGGCGGCGGTTTTGATACCGCTCTGTTACTCACAAAGAGGACACTTCGCCATTGGGTCGGAGTGGTTTATGATTATCACGGCAGCCTACGCGGGTTACTCCGCGTTCAATAAATTTTTATTCGACAAAGCGGAAAGGAGTTAGATATGGCTTATTGGCACGAATGTCCCGAATGCGGTGGCAGCCTCGACCCCGGCGAAACTTGTGATTGCCAAAGAGAGGCAAAGGAGGTGAAAAGGAATGCAGACAGCAACAGCGATATTCCCTCCCTCGGAGGTATTAAAAGAAAGCGTGGAGGAACTGTTATCCGTGTCCTTGTCGGACAGCGAGTATGAGGAGGCAGAAACCTCGGCAAAAAGAAAACTCGCCCGAATAATCGAGCGAGAGGGCGACGCGGACGGAGAGAGGCTGAAACCGTATTACCTCGTCCAACTTATTAAAGAGGCGATTACCGCAGAGCGGTTTTCCCTGTACTGTTACTTGAAAACATTAGAGAAAAAAGAAATGCCCGCAGCCAAAGCCGCAGGGCAAATCTAAATCCGTATCTCTATTGTATAACAAACTTTTATGAAATGCAATAGGAGGTTGCAAAAATGTCAAAAAATAATTCGTTAGTTATTACAAATCAATACCCGGCGGACAAATACAATCTGCTTGTGTCTATGCAGACCGTGGCAGAAATCGCCGAAATTCACAAGCCCGTAATGAATGTGGTTTACATCAGCACGGACCTCAACGACAAAGAAATCTATTTGCAGGAGAAAGGCTACAAGGACAACCCTGCAAAGTACGCAATCACCAAAAAAGGCCTTACAAAACTGATGAGAGCGGCAGGAATTAAAATCATTTCCTCCCGCCCGGTCGTTCCCTCGACTTGTCAGAAATGCGCCCAAATCAACGCAGGAATTGGAAAGCCTGTTCGCTGTGGTGCTTGTCCCAACAAAGACGTCAAGTATGAGGTGCGTATCAGCGTACCGCAGCTTACGGGCGAAAATATTGATGTCGTAGCCCATAAGGAAATCATCGTGGACGACGTGGTACAGGGTATGAGCGACGCACAGGCCCGTGAATTCCTCAAATTCAGAGCCGAAATGTGCGAGAGCAAGGCCCTCAACAGAGCATTGAGAACAGCAATGCAAATCAAGGGGACCTACTTCCTCGAAGAATTCAAAAAGCCGTTTGTTGTTGCTTACCTCGTGCCTAACCTTGACAACCCGACCGTAAAGGAAAAGGCGGTAGAGAGTTTCTTCACAGCGAAAGCGGAACTCTACGGCGGAAACAACAACGAGTCCGCACGAAAGACCGTTTATGTTGCGGAAGACCCGGAGGAGGACGACGCAGGAGCATACGAAGCGGTGCAGACCCCTATCGAGGGACATCAGACACGCGCAGAACTCCCTCCCGCAACAAATAACACCGCCCCGGCTCGTCAGCAGGACAACGGACCGGCAGACCCTAACATCTGTACCGACTGCGGAGCAAAGATTTCAAACGGAGTTTCTGACTACTCCATTGAGAACTTCGGCACACCCCTTTGTATGAACTGTCAGAGAAAGAGGGGTAATCAGCAATGACAAGTATTTTGACACAGGACAGAAAGAACATCATCAGCGCGGAGGCGTTGGAACGCATTAGCGTAGACGGCGCGGAGGTTTACGCGCACACCCTCGGCGGAGCGGTTATCACTATCGGAAAATACGAAAAGGCGGAAAGCCTGTCAAAGGTTATGACCTATATCGCATTTTCCCTTGCCTCCTCCACCGACAAGGGAGGCAAGACAATCGTAATGCCCTCGGAGAATGTTGTGCTGAACGATAAGGCTATCGCCGAGAGTTACATCAAGGCGATGTTGGAAAAGAAACAGCAGGGACAGGCTACGGTAGACCTTTCCCCCGAACTAAAAGAATTTTTGGAGAAAATGAAAGGAGGCGACAGCAAATGAAGATACTGCACACGGGCGATTGGCACATCGGAAACTACCCCGGCCCGGAACGCAACGGCGAAAACGTGCGATTTCTTGATATTTGCCGTTGCCTCGACGCGCTTGTGGAGAAAGCGGAGGCGGAACTGCCGGACATCGTCGTAATTGCGGGTGATGTATTTCACCAAGCAAAGGTATGGAGCGACAGAGGCCTCCGAGAAAACAAGACCGCAACACACTATATTCGCCGCCTCAAAAATGTATGCCCGGTCGTTGTTGTTAGAGGCACTCCAAACCACGACTCGGAACAGCAGTTTGAGTTACTCAAAAACACCTTTGAGGGCGACGGTGCAGTACACATCATTACCGAGCCTACGGTAGTAAAGACATTCACGGGCCGACAGGGTTGGGTACAGATTGCGGGACTGCCCGGATTTGACAGAGGCGTGTACCGTGCAAAGCACCCCGGACTCTCCAAGGAGGAGGAAAACGAGGTATTCACCGAGGAACTCGCAAACATCATTCTCGGATTGAAAGCACAATGCGACGCAGACGCACCGACGGTATTTGTATCTCACTTTACTATCCCCGGTTGCAATATGGAGAGCGGACAGACACAATTTTTCTCACAGTTTGAGCCTGTGATTTACCCCGCCTCCCTCGCAGCTGCGGACTTTGACCTCAACTGCTTCGGACATATCCACAGACCGCAGAAAATCGAGGACGCAAAGAACACATTTTACTGCGGTGCGGTATCGGCGATGAACTTCAATGACGAGGAGCAGGAACGCGGATTTTATATTCACGACATCGACCTCCACGACAAAGCCGTACACAGCGAATTCCACGCCCTGCCTACGAGAGAGTTTAGAACGCTTTATTTCCAAGACGGAGATATTGCAGACTTTATCGAAACAGGCACACCCCGTATTGGACCTAACTACGAAAACAAAATCGTCAGAGTGCTTTACAACTGCACCGACGACCACAACAAAGCATTTAACAAAGCCGCCCTCGAACAATTCTTATATGCAAACGGCGCATTTTGGGTACAGGAAATTACCCCGCAGAAAATCACCGTTACGGTCAATAAGGATAGCCTTTCGGACGAAAGCGGCCCGGAGGAAAACCTCCGTCAGTATTTCGAGGAAAAGGGCTACGCCCCGGAGCGTATCGCAGAGATTATCGAGGCAGCCCGCCCGATTATTTCGGAGGCTACCGAAAAGACGCAGAGCGGCGGAAAGAACGGCGTATTTACCCCGGTGAGAATTGAGGTAAAGAACTACCGTAATTACCGCGATGAGGCTTTTGACTATGACGGTATTCGCTTCTGCACTATCAACGGAGAGAACGGCGCAGGAAAATCAAGCCTGTTTATGGACGCTATGCTCGACGCTCTGTTTGAGGAGCCGCGCGAGGGCGACCTCACGGGTTGGATTTGCAACGACCCGGAAATCCGAAGCGGGTCAATTCAGTTTACATTCAACATCGGCGAAAGCACCTACCGCGTAACCCGCACCCGCACAAAGAGCGGCAAAGCAACCCTCAATATTTCGGAACTCGTCGAGGGCGAATGGCAGGACCGTTCCGCAGAGCGATACAAGGACACACAGGCGATTATCAGCGACACTATCGGAATGGATAGCCTCACGTTTAAGGCGTGTGCGTTGATTATGCAGGACCAATACGGGCTGTTCTTACAGGCGGACAAAGAGGCGCGAATGAACATTCTCGGCAATATACTCGGCTTGGGTATCTACGAGAGAATGGAAGACCTCGCAGCCGACTCCCTTACCCGCAGAAACAGAGAAATCCGACTCTTGCAGGATAAGGTAACGGACATCACCGCAAAACTGCCCGACGAAGCAGAACTCTCCGACGCAATCGTAGAAGCACAAACCACCCTCACGGAGTTGCAGGGACAGGCGGACGCAAAGGCGGCGGAGGTAGATAGCACAAAAGTACGCCTCAATACAAAATTACAGGCCGCACAGAGAGCCGTCAGAATTCAGACCAATATTGCAACGCTTACCACAAAGAAAATGACGGCGACCACAAATAAGACTACGCAGACCCTTATTATCAACGGAGCGACAGCGACATTGAGTGAGGAGGCGGCTATCAAGGCCGGCGTAGCGGAATACGAAGCCTTGCTCGAACAGGAAAAGACCCTTATTTCTGCAAGGGACCGCAGGGACGACCTCGTAGCACAAAGAGGAAAACTCACGACAGAGGTTATGAATATCTCGGCGGAAATGGAAAAGGCAAAGGCGGACGAAGCGAACGCGAGAGCCTCCCTCGCAGAGGCGGAGGCGACCCTCGGCGACGAGGCTGTGTTGACAGCGAAACACGCCGAATACACCGCAAAACTCGCAGAGGTCAGAGAAATGGAGTCGGATATGGCTGAATATCAGACTGCAAAACAGGCTGAATTCAAGGCAAACTCCGAACTATCCTCCCTCGGCGTAAAAATCGAGAGCGAAAAGGAACGCAGACAGGCGGAAATCGACGGTCTGTTGAGAAGCGTCAGCCTACTCGATAACAGCGGTTGCCCTCACATCGAAACAGCCTCTTGCAGATTTTTAGCGGAGGCGTTGAGAGCCAAAGAAGCACTACCCGGAAAACAGGCAGAGTTGGAGGCCTATGAGGTAGAAGCCTCACGAATGCTCACAGAGGCGCAGGAGCGCGTCGCTTTGGCAGCGGAGGCGGTAAAGGCTAACAAGTATACCCCCGAAAGAATGACGGCTCTACGAGGCGATTTAGAGGCTTTGAGAGCATACGAAGAAAAGTACGCCTCCCTCGACCGCGTAAAGGAAAGGGCGGAAATGCTAAAAATGCAGATAGAGGGCCTCGTAAAGAAACAGGCAGACCTCTTTGAGAAACTGAAAGCGGTAGAAGCGGAGCGCGACAGCGTGTGCGACAAACTTACCGCAGCCCAAACCGCCGCAGAGGGCTACGACCTACTTGCAGTACAAATCCGAAACGCCCGTGTTTGGGTAGATAAGGAAAAGGAACTGCCGGCCGCCCGTGAACGACTCGCAACGGCGCAGGGACGCGTAGAAGAACTCGACGCTGAAATTGCACAGTTGGAGGCGGAAATCGCAGAGAAGCAAGAGGAACACGCTCTCGAAAAGGCGACCTCCGAGGGAGCAGCTGACCTCGAAAGAATTGTCAGAGAAGCAGACGCTATTATTTCCGCCCTGCAGGAGCAAATCAAGCAGACCTCTATGAGGCTCGGAGCGTTGCAGAAACAGCAGGAAAACGCTACGGCGGACAGAGCGACCGTCAAGGAACTGTTGGAACAGACGGAAAGCCTCGGCAAACTCGCAGCCATTGACGAAGACCTCAAAAAGGCGTTCTCGCAGGACGGTATTCCTCACAACGTTATCCGCTCTCTTATCCCTATTTTCGAGGCGACCGCAACGGGTATTCTCGGACAAATGAGCGGAGGCAAAATGAGCGTCGAATTTGTTACAGAAAAAGTCCTAAAATCCAATAACAAGAAAGAGGTAACGACCCTTGACATCATCATTAACGACACGACCACGGGCAGACTGCCGTATATGAGCAGGAGCGGTGGCGAAAGAGTCAAGGCAGCCCTTTCGGTTATTCTCGCCCTTTCGGAAATCAAGAGTACGAAAGCCGGAGTGCAACTCGGCTTCTTGTTTATCGACGAGCCTCCGTTCCTCGATACACAGGGCGTACAGGCTTACTGCGACGCACTCGAAGCAATACAGAGCCGATACAGCACATTAAAGATTATGGCTATTACTCACGACCCTACGATGAAATCAAGATTTCCGCAGAGTGTTGACGTTGTAAAGACGGCAGAGGGTAGCAAAGTGATTTATCAATAAGAACGGTCCGCCGGGGAGCGTCCCTCCCCGGCTCCACCGAGATACAGGAGGTGAAAACCTATGGGACGACCAAAGAAACAAACGGTAGATTACTTCCCCCATTTTGTTACGGGCAGCCGCAGGACGATTTATGTTTTAGAGGAGGGTTGGAAAAACGACGGTTACGCCTTTTGGTTTAAGCTGCTCGAACTGCTCTGCCAAAACGACGGCCACAGTTTCGACGTATCAACACAGGCGAATATGCGTTATCTGTACGCATACACAAAGACCAACCCGGAAACGGCGCAGGAGATACTCGACACCCTTGCAGACCTCGGAAACATCGACGCGGAGTTATGGAAAGAGCGCAAAATCATTTGGTGTCAGTCGTTGGTGGATAATCTCAAAGAGGTTTACGACAAACGAACAACGCCAATGCCGAAAAAGCCTTTTTCCGTGGATATTCTCCCCGAAAACTCCCCCGAAACTAACGAAAACGGCGACACAAACGGAGATACACCCCCGGAAACGCCGCCAAAACCCGCAAACGGAAAGAAATCCGCACCTAAAAAGCCGAAAACCCCGAAGAAAAAGGAAGACGAACAGCCCGGCAAGGTTAAATATGCGGAGTTTGTGAAAATGACCGAGGAGGAATACGGGAAACTCGTAGCACAATACGGCAAAGAAATGACGGCCCGAATGATAGAGGTCCTCGACAATTACAAGGGTCAAAACGGAAAGACATACAAGAGCGACTACCGCGCAATTTTGAATTGGGTCGTTGAGAGAGTCAAGGAAGAACAGAGCAAGAGAGGAGGAAACACCTATGGGGGAACTGAAATCCCTGCAAGAGATAATGGGTCAACCGCAGGAGGCTTCAAGCCGTCGGGAGGCTTCAAAAAGTGATAACGAAAGTTGCCAAGTAACCCCGGAGGAGGCCATAGCGAGAGGCTTATCGTTCAAAACACCGCCTCCGCCCCCGGACATCTGCCAATTTTGCGGAGCGGAACTGCCCCGAAAAGGCATTATATTTGGCGGAGAGGTTTTCTTGTGGCAACCGTTTCCTACCCGTTGCGAATGTAAAGAGGCGGTCGAATATTGGGAAAAGTACGACGCTGACAAAAAGGCCGAGGAGGAGGCAAAGAAACTCGCCGAGGAGAGAAAGCGAAAGCAGGAACGCATAGAGAGGCTACTCGGAAAGAGCGGTATCAAAAAGCGTTTTCAGCGACGCACCTTTGAGAACTTTATCACCGACACGCAGGAACGGGCGCGTTGCTACAAGATAGCAAAGCGGTACGCAGAAACATTCTCGCAAAGGTACGCCAACGGCGACGGACTCTACATAGAGGGTACAAACGGCACAGGCAAAACGCACCTCGCAGCTGCTATTGCTCTGCAACTGATAAACGAGGGCATACCCGTTGTTTGCAAGACCTCGACCGACCTACTACTCGACATCAGAAAGGCGTATGACGATGAATACACGCGGGAAAGCACAATACTCGATGTTTACAAAAGCGTGGATTTGCTCATCATCGACGACCTCGGAAAAGAACAATGCTCCGATTGGAGTATGTCAAACCTATACTCTATTCTCAACGACAGATACGAGGATATGAAACCGACCATTATTACAACGAACTACGGCGCGGAGGACCTCGTGAGAGCCTTAACGCCCAAAGGCTACGACAATACGAAAATCGTGGCAATTATAAGCCGTCTGCGGGAAACCTCGACGGTAATAACAATGGCGTGGAACGACTACCGCACCGCGCAGGAATAGGAGTCCAAAATGGCAGAAATACGAAAACTCAACCCGGACCACGTTCACCAAGCGAACTATAATTCGTTTGGTGGTACGCGAGGCGACAGCAGCAACGCCTCGTATATGCACTATGCGGAGAGCATAAACGGGTGGCCCATTTCGGAGGAGAAGAAACAGAAACTCCTCGACAAACTTTACGAAAAGTATTCAAGGCTCATCAGCCTCGAAGCACAGCACGTCAGCGTAGCGGTCGCAGGACCGGCAAGGTA